GGCGGTGGTTGCTGCGGTGACGCGTGTGTCAGTTTCTACTTTGGTGTATGCCCCCACATCCCCTGCACCCAGCGCGATATCTGCCGACAGCGCTTTACCGTTAACGGTACGGCCAGACGGCACACGTCCATTGGCATTGGTATTCGCGTTAGCCGCTGCCGTAGCGGCCGTGTTCGCGGCAGTGGTGGCGACAGAAACAGCCGTATCGGTTTCCAGTTTGGTATATGCCCCGACATCTCCGGCACCCAGCGTAATGTCAGCCGTCAGCGCCTTACCGTTTACCTTGCGGCCAGACGGTACGCGCCCATTGGCGTTATCATTCGCTGCTTTCACCGCTTTAGGGGTTGCGGCCAGTAGCTCACTGTCGCTGTTCGTCGCGCTGCTCAGTTGCACGAACCCTTTTGCCGTCAGTGTCCCGTCAGGGTGTTTGCGGCTCTTTTCATGCTCCGCCAGTGCATCATCCACATAACCCCGCGTTGCCAGCACGACAGCCGGGTCGATTTTCAGCGTCACTGCGTCGGTACTGCTGACAATCAAAATCATGCGCACGGTCTGAATGCGGCCGCTTCCCTGCTGCAATAGCGGTTTGTAGGTTTCTGGGCAATTGGCGACAGCAATCAGATTGCCGTCGTCATCAAACAGGCCGACTTCCCGCACCCACCAACCGCCCTCATTTTCGGGGATCACCTGCTCGGCGATAATCTGGCTGGGGTTTTTCGGGTCAATGCTCAGGTTGTTGAGTGCCGCCCGGCGCTTTTCGTTAATCAGTTTGGTTTGTGCCGGGTTTGGGGTTGGCAATACGCCGCCGCCGTCACCCACGGCCATCCGGGTGATGTTCAGACGACTACCCAGCGCGGTCGCGTTAGCCAGTTTGGCCGCGCCGATGTTAGTTAACAGGGCAAAATAGATTGCACTCATGCGGTTACGCTCACGTTGTCGATTAAATGAAGTGCTGCCCCGGCCACATTCAGACCGGACACAGTAATGGTTTCAGGAAAATAGGGGTACACGGTCAGTTCGTCGCCGCCGTAGGACATGGCCGCGACATAGGCCGCGCCCTGTGTATCGAGGTTGATATTCAGCCCCAGCAGATGGCGGGAGGCGGGTTTAGCGTCGGCTATCAGCCGCTCCAGCTCGTTAAATACCTCTTCGGTAATGCCGCTATCCTGCACGCCAATGTCCAGGCGAAACGTGCCTGGCTCGCCGCCGTTCTGAAACCATTCGCTGATACGGATCAGGTAACCAAACGGCTCCACCACACGCCGCAGCGCGCCGATGGTGCCTTTGTGGCGATGGATAAAGAACGCATCGCGGATCACTTGACGTTTCACGCTCTCCGGCCACGCCTCATCCCAGCGGTCAACGGAAAACGCCCACGCCAGATACGGCAGCAGGTGTGCCGGGCAGGTATCCGGGTTCCACAACTGGCGCAGCGGAACCGGTACGCGGGTAATCTCGGCGCAGGCCGTGGCGGCGGCGACTTCCAGAGCAGACGACCCGACAGGCAGCAGGCGGGTATCACTCATCGGCACCGCCTACACCCAGCCGATAGCCGGAACAGTAGGACGCCTGCGCTGCGGTCAGCACGATATCAGCGGCGGGTGTCGTCAGCTCGACCCGTTGCACGCCCTCGACGTGCAGCGCAGCGTAAATCGCCGAGCGACGAATATCCCGCCCTAATCGGTGCTGCGCACTGATATAGGCTTTCAGCCTCTGCTCGGCAGCGGCGCGCACTGGCTCCGCTTCGGGACTCCGATACAGGTACAGCGTGGCGTCAATCTCATACGGCACAATCGCGGCGGATTGCACCGTTACCCGGTCAGCCACCGGGCGCACGTCTTCGCCGTTCAGCGCAGTAGCGACGATAGCGACCAGTTCCGGGCTGGCGCTGCCGTCCCCTTCGCGTGACAGTACCGACACCGTAACGCTGGCCGGGCTGGGGCTGATAACCGACACATCCGCCACACGCCCGTCGGCGCTGCGTCCGTGGTACTGATAGGCACCAACCGACCCGGCAACGCTTAATCCCTCGAAAGACTGCTGAATGCGCAGGCGAAAATCGCTGTCGGATTCCATCAGGGCAGGCGTTGGCGGCAGGGTTGAATCGTCAGCCGGGGTGATCACCAGACGGGCAACGCTAAAATTCGCGCCGAGCTGGTCGAGGTCATCCCCCTGCGCATACGCCACCATCACGGCGCGGGCGGCTTCATTGACACGCTGGCGCCATATCAGTTCACGATAGGCGTTTTCCTGTAGCAGCTTGACCAGCGGATCGGATTCCAGCGTCAGCGTGCGGGCAACGGCGGCGCGCTGGTCTTCCGGGTAGAGCGACAGCAGCACCGCTTTGCGCTCAGTGTAAATTGCCTCGTAGTCCAGTTCTTCAACCACGGCAGGCGCGGGAAGCTGGCTTAAATCAATCATCGCCATGTGTCAGCTCACAGGAACAGAAAGGGAAACGGCGTTGCTGTCAGCCAGCACGCCCGTAATATCAACGGCCAGCTTGCCGTCGAATGTGCTGGTAAGGTTGATGGCCGTCAGCGTGATGCGTGGCTCCCAGCGCAGCAGCGCCATGTAACACGCGGCCATCACCTGCAATTTCACGGCGGGATTTTGCGGCTGGTCGATTAACGCCGACAGCAGCGACCCGTAATCCCGGCGCATCACCCGCGACTCGACGGGCGTAATGAGAATATCGCGCACGCTCTGGCGAATGTGCTCAAGGTCGCCGAGCGTCTGGCCGCTGTCACGGCTCATGCCGAGGTAACGTGCTGTCATCGTGTCCCGTCCGTCCAGCCGCCGCCGTTTTGTACGTTGCCGTGATTGTGTTTATCCACTTGCACGCCGTTTGAGGTAAATGCGCCGCCGCTGTGCTGGACAGTGCCGCGCATTTCCCCGCCTTGTTTTACTTCCAGCGTTCCGGTAATCAGCTTGTTAGTGCAGACGACTTCCGGCGTGTCGAGTGTGATGCGGGTTGACGCTCTCACCGTGACCAGCGGCACCGTGGCAGTGAGGGATTCAGACGCGGTGAGTGTGGCGGTTTTAATCCCGCTGACGGTCAGCGCCCCGGTGGCGGGTTCGTACTCGATCACCGCACCGTCGGGAAAGCTGACGTGATACGCATCGGCAGACGCCGACGGCGCGGGGTTGTCATCGGAATAGATGCCGGGCAGCACAAAGGCGGTGTCCAGTTCGCCGCCGATAGACAGGATCAACACCTGCTCACCGATGGACGGTGCCCACCAGTCGCGTGAACGTCCGGCACGGCTGGTTAACCAGTTCAACCAGCCTGTGGTCATGTCTCCGGTTTGTACCCGGCAGAGGGCGTCCGTGGTGTTGACGTGGGTCACGACGCCGACACGGATCAGATTGCGCAATAAGCGCTGAATTTCAGTAAGGGTAGCTTGTGTTTTCATGGGGAAAAGCATGCCGCCGTGGGGGAACGGCGGCAAGGTGATGCGGTTTGCTGGTCAGTCAGACAACGGGATTATTGAGGTTTTGCCAGTTCTTCACACTCTGCACGCTTTTCTTTCAGTAACCGCATCAGCAAATTAATAGTATCAACTGCCGAACCGTACTCACGATCCAGCATGGGGAATAGCTTCTGAATATGCGGCCAAAAATCCATGGTCAGATATTCCACCGATTTGAATAACGCATTCAGTTGTGATGTTTGGATATGGTTGAAGATAAGTGGCGTCTCAGGAATATAAAATTCCAGTTCGCAAGGGTGAACAGGCTTTTGTGGAAGGGCTTCTAACGATGGGGTAGTTTCAGCAATGTTCTGTCTAACCAGAGAATCATAGGCACGGATTACTTTCAGAGAGAACTCGGCGCTGATCCACATGGCGTAGGAGTAGACCAACTCCTTACAAACGTAGGTTCCGCCGTAACAGCCTTTTTCACGCTTAATGGGATAAAGGTAGGAATTTCTACCTTTGAAATTTCTTCAATCAATTCTTTGGTTTGTTGCAATGCTTGCCAATGGACTGGCTTATGCTTTTGCTTGTTACCCGCAGCTTTATGCAAATCGTTAAGAGAGTAGCGACCGTCGGTGTCTTGATGAATGGTGATATTAGAGATAGTGAGAATAGTCATAATTTATGCCCTTTCTGATATTTGAATTCACCCCTTTTGAGAGGGTGGCCGGGCGCTCAAAACCGCAGAAAGATCGGCGGGCGTATTCCCCTTGCGGGTATTGCATTAGCCGCACGCCCGGCCATTGAATTCAAATTTCAGGCACAAAAAAACCGCGAGTCTTTCGGGTGCGGTGTCCGCTTTCTGTATGAGGTGTTTTGAGCACCGTGGAGCGAACCATAGCGGAAACTGTCAGGTAAAATCAACCGTTTTGTTTATGCACTTGCGCACTGTGCACGAGTGCATTACAATTGTATGCACAACAAACGAGGGAGCGACGAATGCAAAAAATGCGCAGCATTCATAGCTTTCGGGATCAGTGGCTGGAAGATTTTTTTATGTATGGCAAGTCGCATAAAAAGATACCTGTCGATGTGGTTACATCCTTGTCCCGCAAGCTGGATATCATCAACGCGGCGGTTTCAGCAAAAGACTTAAGATCGCCGCCGGGGAACCGATACGAGAACCTTAACCCACCATTTTGGGAATATTCATCCATCAGAGTAAATATCCAATATCGCCTGATTTTTAAATGGGTTGATGGTAAAGCAGAGGATATCTACCTTGACGACCATGGTTATAAAAAGCACAAATAACCTGCATGCCTGACGACGAACACTAAAGAATACTGAATACTAAGGAAAATATATGGCACAGGCACAACGCAAACCGACATCCGTAGGCGATGTCTTGTTATATGAATATCTAGAACCTACAGGTTTGAAGATTAATGACTTGGCGGAAATGCTGAATGTCCACCGCAACACGATAAGCGCACTGGTCAACAACAACCGTAAGTTGACGGTTGATATGGCGTTTCGATTGGCAAAAGCATTTGATACGTCAGTTGATTTTTGGCTGAACCTGCAAAATAGCGTTGACGTATGGGAAGTGGAAAACGACGCCCGTACTCAGGAAGAAATTAGCCGGATCACTACGCTGGAAAATTTTCTGGCGCAGCGTGATGAAAATGTGAAAGACGTCGCGTGATGTTTGCCCCGCACTCGCGGGGCTGATTTCATTTACTCAGGTATCGAATCACCAAATCGTTTATCCGTTCTTTATCCGCTTGCGTAATGCCTAAAAGCTGACGTTCTGGGTACTGAATCTCTTTGTTGTGACCGCGTTGTTTCTCTGTCTGCCCGTAATGATGGATCTCCGCCACCCGACGCGCTTTATTAGCAAACGCCACCGTTGCATCGTTAGGTGATGCCGTTGCCAGCATGTATTTATTCTTCACAAGCTGCTGAAACATCCGAGCTTTGGCTTTGCCTGAGCGGGTATTGACCCGTTCTTTTTTCACTTCAACAAAGCGCTGGATATCACTCAGATAAAACGATCGGATGGCTTTTCTGTCCGTATCGTATCCAGTAAATAACGTGCCGAAACGGGCTTTACGCTTACGCCAGTTTTTCAGGCTGCGCACTTCACCGTTCCACAGGATTTTCATTCCCCGTTGCACGGTCATGACCTGTGCCTTACGCTGGGTAAATGCCGTTCCGTCTGGGCTTTTCTGCTTACGGATTCGGGCTTGGTTGGTTTTCCGTAAATCGTTAGCAATGTCTCTTGCTAATGCCTTGCGACTGGCGGGAGACATTTTAGCCAGCAATCCCGCCAGTTCATCATCAAACGGTTTCAGCTCATTCATGCCACGTACTCACTAACTCGCCGCTGATGTACAACGATACCGGACGCTCTACGGGAATGGGTAACGGTGGCTCTGGCGCGTGGGTGACGTGCAGAGCTTTATCTACCTCTTTTACGATCACTCGCTCAGTCAGTTTCAGGCTGATGCTGATATCACAGCTACCGTTATCGTTAATGTCAGCGATGTAGGTAAAACCTTTGCTGTCATGGGTGATATCCGGCTGATTTTCCCGTAACCATGCCTGAATCGGCACCAGTAGCCAGTCGATATCGTCAGTAAAATCCGTGATAACCAGATTCAGTGTGTACTGGTTCTCAAACGACAGCGACGCGGCCAGCGTGGACACCACCGCGCCGCTGTCGATAAAGACATGCAACATATCGGGATTGTTTTTCAGTACCGGCACCGCGTCACTTAAGGCGCTGCGCAGGCTGTTGGGTTTCAGCATGCTGCGTCCTCTGCTGTGGTATGCTCGTAACGGGAAATGGTTTTACCGCGACCGTTCATGACATACGCCACATCCCCCGGATTCAATACAATCCGGCCATTCATGCCAGATACAGCAATGTTTTGTTTTGCAGGGCTGTAACCTACGCTTACGCCACTGTGGATCTCTTCACCGCCATTAAGTGAAACTACTTTTACTGTTAACATGCTTATTTCTCCTGTTTGTTTTAAATATTAATTACTTATTTCACTACCAGCGCTGTGTTGTCCCTGACAGTGTTTGATGGTTTCGACCTGTAGCGCACAGCTCATCAGTGCGCTTTCCAGTTGGCGGTTATCCGCGCTTAAATCACCGTTGGTTTCCGGGCTGCTTCCCGGTATCGGGCAGCTCGTTACCTTCGGACAGCCAACGTAAATAATCGTCGGGGTTGTCAAAGGCGGGGCGGTGGTGCAGCCGCTTAAGATCGTCAGGCAAATTAGCGCTGTACCAGTGGCGTAAATCGGCGTTTTCATTAAGCAACCTCGTTAGTGTACGTTCGCGCCCGGCGGCCAGTTGCCCGGCCTGTGACAGTTTCGTGCGGAGTTCCGCCTGTGCCTGTTCGTTGCGCTGGGTGTTGTCCTGCAACGTCCTGATAGCCGCAGACTGTGCCAGCAACGTGTCTTTTTGCTTACTCAGGGTAGTAGCCTGCTGGCTTAACGTCTTCTCTGCGTGGGACAGTTGCCACTTAGCCAAAACAAGCACGGCCAACAGGCAGGCGGCAACGATAGCGAGAAACTGCGTGATGGGTTTACTCATCATGCCAGCGTTCCCCCGGCCTGCTGGTAAACCTGAATCAGCGTATCAAGGCGGTGTTCCCGCTGGCCGTAACCCGCACCCGGCAACGAGGCCCAGAGTGTGCGGCATTTCGATATTGCCCTCTCGATATCGCCGCGCTCAATGTCTGCCAGTGCCCGGCGCTCGCTCATCAGTTGCACCGCCAGTTTGTCCTGTGAGGCGGGGCTAAAATCGGGCAGTGCCATCTGTTGCTGATAGTGCGGCCAGAACCGATAAAGCTGCTGATAACGCCCGGACGCGGTGGACTTTTCGCCCCGGCGGTTAAACACCTTGGCCGGACGGCCAGACGCAAACGGGTGATCGCGGTAGTCGGTGAAAATCTCCGGCTTGCCATCCAGCCCGGTGACAATCACGTCATAGCCGTTATTGCGCGTCAGCGGGTGCGTTGCCGTTCCCTCAGAAAAGGCCAGCACGTCCAGAAAGGCGGTAAGATTTTTACTGTTCACCATCGGTTTTCTTCCTCTTGTCCAGTTGGCTTTTAATCAGCAGTTCAATCGCCTGATATCCCGCTATCCCCAACGCGGCACCGATGCCATTGATGGCGACGGGTGACAGGTTAGGAAATTGCACTAACGCGACTCCCGCCACCATCGACACAAAGCCGCCCAGCAGCACGCGACCAATAAACAGGCGCAACGTGACAGGCTCCCCGCCTGCCAGCACTTTTCCGACGACGATCAGCGCGCCAATCAGGAATAAAGACAAAATACTTTTATCGGGTTCGTTCACGGTTCACTCCCATAACTGAACGGACTCACGGACAGGGGCGGCGGCAATATCCGGCAAGGTGACGGCGGTGCCGTGGGGCAGAATCGCCCCGAATTCGGCTAACCCCGGATTAGCGGTTAACACCGCCTCAACCGCGCCCTGCGTTCGCCCGTAATGGCGATAACACAGGGCGTCCAGCGTGTCGCCCTGCTGGGCGATAACGTTCATCAGATATGCCCGATGATGCAGCGGGGCTTATCCTGCAACTGACTGATTGACCAGCGCGCATCGCGCCACAGTTCATCAATCGTGCCGTCGAGTGCGTCGGCTTTGCGGTCACCTTTGGCGCTGGCGTCATAGCTCCGGTAACGCTCGTACAGCGTCGCCGTGGTAATGGCACTGACCGCACGCAGGTAGTGATGTAGCTTTTCGCTCTGGCCGTCGATCTTCTCGGCGGGAACGTCTGCCAGCGTGGTAAACCCTAACGGGATCTGCTCCCGGCGGTACTCGAACAGCTCAGCGTTAACCTCTGAAATTGCGGTTAATGCCGCATGGCGCAGGCGCTCCGGCGTAACGGTGTTCTCAAGGCGCATCAGCGTGCGCAGCGTTCCCGGCTCCACGGCAGGCCAGAAAAAGGTGTTTTCGATTACCGCATCCTGTTGCGCAGGCACAGGGATAACCACCGCATCCGGGCGTGGCTCCGCTTTCGCGGGGAAAATCATTGTCGTCATGACAACCTCTGAATAGGTGGGCGGTGGACACAGGCACAGAAAACAGTGAACTGTTCCGGCCTGTGTGCCGCCCGGCGCGGGGCGCGTTGGGTTAACGGTTGGCCGCTGCTTTGCGCAGCGCGGTTTCCAGCCGCTCTATGTCTTTTTTTACACCGCTTCGGCTATCAAGCTGAAAGGCGCGCTTCAGGTGAAACAGAGCTTGCTCCGGCTTGCCGCTGCGCAGTATCAGCCCGATGATTTTGTGCAGTTTGGCGCGCACCTGATCGGGCATGTCCTCTGTATCGGTGAGCGTCAGCGTGTCGATCAGCAGGTCAATGTTGACCGCCTGCCCGGCGGTATGGGCGCGGGTTGCGGCGTCGGCCACCTCTTCGGCTAACAGGTACGGCGTCGGGCGGGTGTAGCCCTCCGGCATGACCAGCTTGTGCTGGAGTGCATAACGGGCAATCTCCAGCGCACCGGGGACGTCTCCGGCGTCGAGCTTCCACACCATGACCGTCATCAATACCGCGTCCTGTGCGCCGCGACCGCTGGCGAGGACGCCCGCCACCCACGGTGCATACGTGGGCAACAGCCCGCTTTTCATCTCGGCTTTACGCTCCATTGAGCGCACCTGTTTTAACGTGCGTTTATCAGCCGCAAGCCGGAACAGCATTTGCTCGTATCCGGTGGCCTGTCGCAGCGGGTCATTCTCCCGCTGCGACGCCTCAGCAGCCGACACCCGCATCATGTGACGCTGGGCGGGGCTTAGCATGGCTTAGGCTCCGGCGTTATCGGTTGGGGTATCAGTCGGTTTTTCATCCTCTGACGCGGCAGGCTCAGCGGCTTTTTCCGCTTCCGGCGGTTTCGGGAACTTACCGAGCTGGATGTTTTCGATCACACAGCCGCAGCCGTAATCCTCCACCACGTAATCTTGTTTGATGGATTCGTAGTTTTCGACACGGTCACGCTTGGCAACCTCTTCAATGTGGCGGCGGTGACTGTCGTCCATGTAGTAGATAGACAGGTTATCCAGACGGGTGACCATTAGGGCATTAGCCGGGAAGTACGGCACGCGCACGGCAGGTAAATTGCCGATACGCTTCTGGCTGATAATCACATCAGCGGCCAGTATTTCGCTGTTTTCCTGCTGTTTGTTGACCAGTGGGAAATATTTATCGGACAGCAACTGACGGCCACAAATCACTACCAAGTCAGGGTCTTCCTGATGCCATTCGTCGATCATGGTGTTGGTCGCATCCATCACCAGTGCGTCGAGGCTGGCATAATCGCCGTTCTCACCGACCCGGATTTGCGCGGAAATAACGGTGCCGTCTTCGCCCACGATTTTACTCATCACACGTTTGGCAGATTCATTGCGGTACTTTTGCAACCAGCCCACCGCCACATCCTGTAACAGCGGATTTTTAGCACGGTCAGAGGTCGCCGCACGTTTCACGCCATGCCATCCGGCCATGATGTAATCCAGCGACTGACGTTTGGCGATAGCGTTACGCAAACGCAGTTGGAAATCCTGAAAACGCGCCCACAGGTCAAGGGTGTTGTAACGGATATGGAAATCAAAATTCATCTGCTCGCACTTGTACTGGCGGGCTTCCAGACTCAGCAAATTGGCGGTTTCACGCTCGTCACCGTTTGAGGTATCCGTGGTGCTGGCAACTGACCCGGACACGCCGAGGCCGATTTTTTCCCCGGTCAGCTCAGCAACGGGCACGATATTGATGCGGGTCAGGAAGTCGCTGGATTCCTGTACCACTTCCATCAGTGACTGCGTGACGGATGGCTCGACGCTGAATTTCTTGCTCAGCGTTTCGACTTCAACGCCGTTGATGCTGGCAAGCTGGGTCAGGTAGGCATTAAATTTAAAACGGGTTTCTTTACGCATTGTTTTTCCTGTTCTTTCCGAAAAAGGGTATCAAGGGGCAGCGCCCCGGTTAGCAGTTGGTCAGCAACGAGGCTTCACCGTCGCCGCCTGTCGCCGGGGGGCGGCGCGTCTGTGACAGGCTTTCTGTGCCGTCCAACGTGGCTTTGAGGTCGCTTAACTGCTGCTCACTGGCGCTCAGCTTCTGCGTCAGGGTGGCAATGTCCTGCTGTTGGCGCTGTTCAAGCTGGGTAAAGCGCTGATCCACGCTGTCAGCATTGGTCTGTACCTGTCCGGCGACTTCGGCCACGGCTTCATGCACATCATTGAAACGGGCGTCGTCGCTGGACTGCTTGCGGCCAAACAGCGCTTTCACGCGGGTTAACAGCGTCGGCTCCACGTCCGGCAGGTCTTCAAACTCCAGCGTCACTTCGGTAGCGACAGAAAAGAGGTTTTCCGGGGAAGATTTACGGGTTGCCAGCGGGTTGTTTTTGGCTTTGGCACTGAATTCCAACATTTCCGTGCCGAGGCTGGCTGGATCGTCAGTGACGGCCAGACCGACCAGATAGGCTTTGCCTGTGTTGGCAAAATTGGGCTGGATTTCCATGGAGGTATAGACCTTTTGCGAGGCCTTATTCAGGGCGACCAGCTCGTCAGTCGGGGTGATTTTGGCAAACAGCGCCAGCTTGCCCTTTAGGGCTGAATCATCATCAATCGTCTCGGCTTTCAGCTCGACCACATCGCCATAACGGCGGAAGGGGCTATCGGGCAGTAAGCCTTTCAGATGTTCAAGGTTGATGCGGCAACCGTAGACACGCGGATCAAACGTCTCCGCCATGTCTTGAATATCGTTCGCGTCAATCACGCGACCGTCGCAAGTGTCGCCCTCGACACCGACGCGGAACCACTTAGAAACTTTCTTTGCCATTTTCTCATCCGTTGTTTGCGGGAAGTCGGGGCGAGTATCCGGCGTGACACCTTGCCGTGCCATCAATCACGGTTCGCTAACCGCTGACACAACAGGCACTTAAGGCGGGGATGGTCGGCGCTGACGTAGCCTTGCCGTCATGAATACCGCCATCGATACCACCATCATCAGCGACCCACGACGACAAGCCGCTTTGCTCTATTGGCAGGGCTTTTCGGTGCGTCAGATTGGGGAAATGCTGAACCAGAAAACGCCGACCGTTCAGAGCTGGAAGCAGCGCGACGGCTGGGACGCCATCGCCCCGGTATCGCGTGTTGAAGCCAGCCTTGAGGCACGGTTGATTCAGCTCATCATGAAGACGAAAAAGGAGGGGCATGACTACAAAGAAATCGACCTGTTAGGCCGCCAGATTGAACGGCTAGCGCGGGTGAACCGCTACAGCCAGACGGGCAATGAGGCCGATCTCAATCCCAACGTGCGCAACCGCAACAAGGGTGAACGCAAGGCACCAGAAAAAAATATGTTCAGCGAGTCGGCTATCGAGAAGCTGAACGACATTTTCCTGAGTGAGATTTTCGAGTACCAGCGCGGCTGGCATCAGGCCGGACTCCAGCACCGTATCCGCAATATTTTGAAATCGCGCCAGATTGGGGCAACTTTCTATTTTGCTCGGGAGGCGCTGATTGATGCGCTGACCACCGGGCGTAATCAGATTTTCCTGTCAGCGAGTAAGGCACAGGCACACGTCTTTAAAAATTACATCATCGACTTTGCCCGGCTGGTCGATGTTGACCTGAAAGGCGACCCGATGGTGCTGCCGAACGGGGCGCGCCTGTTCTTCCTCGGCACCAATATCCGCACCGCGCAGAGCTACACCGGAAACCTGTATCTGGATGAATATTTCTGGATACCCAAATTTCAGGAGCTGCGCAAGGTTGCCAGCGGCATGTCGTTGCACAAGAAATGGCGCTCCACGTACTTTTCAACGCCATCGAGTCTGGCACACAGCGCCTACCCGTTCTGGTCGGGTGAGCTGTTCAACAAGGGACGCAGCAACAAAGCCGATCACCTCCATCTGGATTTAAGCCATGCCAACCTTTCCGGCGGCGTGCTGTGCGGTGACGGGCAGTGGCGACAGATTGTGACGGTAGAAGATGCGCTAGCCGGGGGCTGCAACCTGTTCGACCTTGACCAGCTCACGCTGGAATACAGCCCGGCAGAGTATCAGAACCTGCTGATGTGTGAATTTGTTGATGATAAGGCGTCAGTGTTCCCGTTTGAAGAGCTACAACGCTGTATGGTCGATGCGCTGGAAGAATGGGAAGACTTTAACCCCTACGCGCTACGCCCGTTTGCCTATAAACCTGTCTGGATTGGTTACGACCCGTCACACACAGGCGACAGCGCGGGCTGTGTGGTACTGGCACCGCCGCAGGCACCGGGCGGTAAATTCCGCATCCTTGAGCGCTTCCAGTGGAAAGGCATGGACTTTGCCGCACAGGCCGACGCTATCAAGCTGCTGACGGAAAAATATATCGTTGAATACATCGGCATTGATGCAACCGGCATCGGTCAGGGTGTTTACCAGCTTGTGCGCGGCTTCTTCCCAGCCGCACGCGAAATCAAATACTCACCGGAAATTAAAACCGCGATGGTGCTCAAGGCGAAAGACACCATCACCAGCGGGCGGCTGGAGTACGACACCAGCCACACCGACATCACTCAATCGTTTATGGCCATACGCAAAACAATGACGGCCAGCGGGAACCGTACCACCTATGAAGCCAGCCGCAGCGAGGAAATCAGCCACGCCGATGTGGCATGGGCAACCATGCACGCGCTGTTAAATGAACCCCTGACCGCGATTAACGGTCATGTCCCTGTCAGCATTTTGGATATTAACGAATGAAAATGACCACATTTACCCCCAGCCAGATAGACGACCTCCACGCGGCAATCGAGCGCTTCACCTTTCCGCACCAAGCCGTCTGGCAGCGTGTCGGCAGGCTGAACGTTGACCGCACGATCACCAAGTCGCGCCAGATTGGCGCAACGGCATTTTTTGCACGCGAAGCGCTGCTGGACGCGCTGACTACCGGACGCAACCAGATTTTTTATGCCCCGACTCCAGCTGGCGCACAACAGGCACGCTATTACATGCAGGCGGCGGCGTGGCAGGTTGGCGTCAATCTGTCAACGAACCTCGCCGGACAGGTGCTGTTACAAGATGCGGTGATTTCATTTTTAGGGGAGGACAGCCACTTCGCGGCCTATTCTGGCAATGTGTATGTTGATGAATTTCCGTGGTTCAAAAACCCGCGAGCGGCATTGTTAATCGCCAAATCCATGTCGATGCATAAACAACATCGCCGGACGCTGTACGGCTCAGCCTCAGATAACTATGCCGCGTTCCGGGTATGGCGCGGCGATTTTTCGCGGCGCAGGCATCCACAACCAGCACTCTTTATGCCGGGGAGTTCGCTTGGTGCTGATGGCGTCTGGCGTCAGTCTCTGACGCTGGAACAGGCGGCGGATCAGTGCTGCAACCTTCACGACATTGAGGAAATCAAGCGGGAATTCACCCCGGAAGAATACAGGCAGTTTTTTGAATGCGACTGGTCACAGGCCATCAACAATAAGGAGCTGGCCGCATGAAAAAGCGTAAATTCCAGTCCAAATCTGCGCCCGTTAGCCAGGCACAACCGATAGAGGCATTCACTTTTGGTGAACCGTCCGCCGTTCTGGATCGCCGTGACATTTTGGACTATGCCGAGTGTATCCATAATGGCCGATGGATTGAGCCGCCGATCAGCTTTAGCGGTCTGGCGAAAAGCCTGCGTGCGGCGGTACACCACAGCTCACCGATTTACGTGAAACGTAACATTCTGGTGAGTACCTTTGTTCCGCACCCGCTGTTAAGCCAGCAAGATTTTAGCCGCTTTGTGCTGGATTATCTTGTGTTTGGTAATGCCTTTCTGGAAAAGCGGCTGAACCGCACTGGCGGCATCTTACGGCTGGATTCCAGCCCGGCCAAGTACACCCGACGCGGGGTAGAAGATGATGTTTACTGGTTCGTGCAATCATTTAAAGAGCCGCACCGCTTTGAACCGGGGAGCGTGTTTCATCTGCTTGAACCGGATATCAATCAGGAAATGTACGGCCTGCCAGAATATATCAGCTCGTTAAACTCGGCATGGCTGAATGAGTCGGCGACGCTGTTCCGGCGCAAGTATTACCAGAATGGCGCACACGCGGGTTACATCATGTACGTGACCGACGCAGCACAAAGCGGCACCGACGTAGACAAACTACGCGCCGCGATGAGTAATACAAAGGGACTGGGGAATTTTAAGAACCTGTTTTTCTACGCGCCCAATGGCAAGCCGGACGGTATCAAGATTGTGCCGCTCAGCGAGGTGGCGACAAAAGACGACTTCTTTAACATCAAAAACGCCAGCCGTGACGATCTGCTCAGTGCTCACCGGGTGCCGCCGCAGATGATGGGGATTATCCCGAATAACACGGGCGGGTTTGGGGATGTAGAAAAGGCGAGTCAGGTGTTTGTCAGGAACGAGCTGACGCCACTACAGGAACGAATGAAAGAAATTAATAAGGTGATCGGCATTGAGGTGATCGCGTTTAAGCCCTACAAACTAATAGAAGAGTAACCCAGCAACTCAGCCGCTTAACCAGCGGCTTTTTTACATCCCTTTCAGGACTCACCAATCGCGTTCTACACGCACCAGTGAAAAACCAACCCCACGCACGATATCAGAGTAGAACACATCACAGCGAGGCGCAGCGGCACGGGATGAATCGCGTCTAAACGCCCTTGCGCGCAATGCTATCCCCGCCACGCCTGCCCGCTTTGTGTGTCGCTTTTCATGCACCTGCATAACATAAGCAAAAGCCCGCCAATTCTGGCAGGCCTCAGTAAAACAGATCCTCAAACGATCATGCGATTCCATGCACCTGACGATGTTTTTACGGCAAAAGCGTTGTGATACTCTGATACGAATACCAACGCTTGTTAAAGGACTGCAAATGGACATTATTGAATTAAAAGCTCTGCTACAAAGAGAAGATGACGCCAAGAAAAGAGCTGAACTACTTGCTCAATTAGATGTGTTTAAACAGGTTGCGGAAGATCAAGTCCGTACTGAGCAAAAAGACGTAGATTTTGAGACAAAAGAATTTACCGTTGAATTACTGGTGAATAAATATCATAGTGGCTTGGAAGATGACACTAACGAGCTTTTCGTACCTGACTATCAAAGGGACTTCGTTTGGAGCGAAAAAAGACAGTCACGCTTAATTGAATCCTTAATATTAGGATTCCCTATCCCTTACATTTTTACAGCTGACGTTCTTTCAGAAGATCCAGAACTTGATGGTAGAATTGAAATTGTCGATGGTTCGCAGCGAGTCAGAACCATTCATGCTTTCATCCATAACGAGTTAACCCTACAAGATTTGAAATCTTTAAGTTCTTTAAATGGATTTAATTTCCAAGATCTTCCTCTGTCGAGACAGCGCCGTTTCATGCGCATACCTGTTCGTGTTATTGAACTAAGTTCAAAATGTAATGAAGAGACTCGTCGGGATCTCTTTGAAAGGATTAACTCAGGTAGTGACATACTTAAAGACATGGAGGTCAGAAAAGGCTCAGAGCTTGGTTCGACATTATTGTATACACAAGTTATCAAACCTTGTTCTGCAATCCCTCAGTTCAAAGAATTGGCGCCCTTATCTGAAGCAAAAGAAAAACGAGATGAGCGTTTAGAATTTGCGTTACGCTTTTTCGCATATTTAGAAAATTATCAGAACTTCGATCATTCTGTTCGTGATTTCTTGAATTCTTATATGCAAGATAATGGTAATGTTGATCCTCAAAAGCAAGTTTCTATGAAAGATGAGTTCATAAAAGTCCTAAGCTTTGTAGATCAATACTTCCCTGCGGGTTTCAGGAAAACTGTGACGGCAAAATCTACTCCTCGTGTCAGGTTTGAATCCTTAGCTGTCGGTGTGGCATTGGCATTACGCGAAGAACCGACACTTACCCCGAATAACCTAGACTGGTTAAGTTCTGAAGAATTAAAAATATTAACAACCTCTGATGGTGCTAATAGTCGCGTTAAAGTGAAAGAGCGTATTGAATATGTTCGTGACAAATTATTAGAGGTTTAATATGGATAGTTTTCGCGAGGATTTTGATACAAGGTCGGGAGAGATTTTGGCCTATTTAGATCTATTGAGATTCATTGAACATGCAGGATCTGAGTTGGTATCAGTTGAAGATGCAGAAAATAAATTTAATATTACTGCAGAATCTCGTAAAACGTTAAAAGGTGCCGTTTACATACTTTTATACAATCTAATCGAATCTACAATGAGGGAGGCAATATGTTTTATTCATGAAACATTATATGATAGGAATATACAGTTTGATAACCTCAAAAAAAATTTAAAGTCTGAAATATTGAAGCGTTTGAAGAATGATTCTGTGGGTGTGGAAAATTTTATAAGTGGGTTAACCAAAGGTATTTCCTGTGGGATTTCTTATGGAACTTTTAATAAGAAAAAGCTTTTCTCAGGCAATATTGACCGAGATGAGATAAAAGAAAAGGCTACTATTTATGGTTTCTCAACACTTTCAGATTATACTCACACGAAGCATGGTGAAAAATTAACCACCATTAAACAGCATCGTAATGATCTTGCGCATGGTAATGTTTCATTTTCCGAAATAGGTAAAAACGTGTCATATCAAGATTTAGAAAATGTTTCCTTAGAAGTCATTGCATATCTTGATGCGATAGCAACTAATATTGAAGATTACATCCATTCCGATGGTTACCTTGCATCTTAAATTTATAAAGCCTGCGCTGCAGGCTTTTAATTTAATTCAAGTGCTTTTGGATCGATTGGCCAATTACTCGACCAAGTTCTACAGGAACAGCATTGCCAATCATTTTTCCGATGTTTCTCATAATAAATTTCGAATCATCAGCAACAAATGAATAATCCATTGGAAAAGTTTGTAACAATGCAGCTTCTCTGAGCGAAATTGCCCGATTTTGCTCTGGATGACCAAAACGGCCGTTTCCAAAACCATAACAAAGAGTTGTGATCGTAGGGCTCGGTTTATCCCAAGACATACGACCATATACACTACCATAGCCCTTTCCACTGGATTTCAAATGGCAGGCAGCTACCAACTCTTCAGGCCAATCTTTCCAAGTCCCACCAGGGACTGAGTGAATGATTCGCTTCATGTTAATCGGGCTTAGTTTGCTTGCTCGATGCAACACATCATCAGGATCTACTTCACCAGCTTCTAGTGATGGTAAATCCCGAATTACATCAGCGACCGTTTTAAACGTATTATTCTCAGATTTAACTAACTCAATCTTCCCAAGTTTCGATGCAAGCAGTACATGTCGGGCACGATTCTGAGGAATACCATACTCTACACAGTCAACCTTTGAAGCCCATACCTGATAACCTAAATCTATTAACGAGTTATAAAAATCATCATAAACTTTATGTTTAGTTACGTCAGGAACGTTCTCCATCGTTACAATTTCTGGAGAAACCTCTCGAATTAACCGCTCAAATTCGTACAACAGAGGCCATTTTTTGTCCTCAGCTTTGTCTTTGCCTTGAGTGTATTTTGAGAATGGTTGGCAAGGAGCGCAGCCAGCCAAGACTTTAATGGATGCATCACCATAAAGATCAAGAAGCTCCTCTTTTGTGACCTTTGTTATGTCTTGTTCAATAAAGGCAGAGTTGTTATTTTTTTCATAAGGGAAGCAGCACTCCCCTTCAAGGTCAATACCTGCAACTACATCAAGCCCTGCAAGTTGCAAACCATGTGTCAACCCACCAGCACCACAAAAAAGGTCTATCACCTTAACTGTCATCATACACCCCACATCTATACTGCAATCAGTATACAGCCCTTTCCTTAAAATCTCGAGTCTTTAGGCCAAAATTGATACCAGATGCGGCCTAACTGGCTTAAAGGAAACTTTTCAATGTCACCAGACTGCCATCTTCCCAGACCTTCAGAAGAATTCCATCCAGCACTTCACGGTCTACATCCTTATAAAAAGTCCATCAACTTGACATCAGTCATGTGTCCCTTTTAAACGATAACGCGCGTTGACTGAAAAACAGACTGTATCGCCGCACATTGTAAAATCAGTCGTAGACAATTTTTGATTTTATGCACATAACTAAAAGACGGCATCCTCTAATCGTTTTTTCAGGTATTCCAGCAATCCTAACGCCTCGCAGTTGTGAGGCCGTTCTCTGGTTTCTATCGTGCCGTTAGCTAAATCCTCAATGAGTCCGAGCGCGATTTCTCTATCCCGCTCTTTGCAACAGCTTTCGTTAGCTAGACGAGCGATTAGCGCAACCCGTTCCAACATAACATGCTCCCTTAAATCGTTACTCACAAATCCCCCAAAAAAATACTGTATGCACATACAGTATTTTACATATTGAAATTTTCGTCAATCACTTCGTGTGCTCCGGGTGACTGATTGGTTATGTGTTCAGCGCGATTAATACGGCGTGACATGTCACTTAAACATTTCACGCCGTGACACGTCACAGAATTAACTTTAAATCATGCCAGCCTTGTGTGTTCCAACACTCGGACGCACCGGACAGGCAGCACTTAGCGACGGGTAATTTCTCTCCGCATTTCTGGCAGTTATGCTTATTCAGAACGGCTATTTTTTGCTGTAGGGCAGCAGCATCCTGACGAATTAACGTGGTCAGGTACTCGTCGATATCATACGGATCGCGCCCCGGACGACGCAGGGCGCAGTTGCGCTTCAGCATTTCCAGCTCTTGCGCATCAACATGAATCTCGACTTTCACCACGCCAGCATCACGCTGGCGTGCGCGCTGGGCGGCTTTACGGTCTGCGGGGGATTTAGGCATTATTTCCCCTTACTTTCTGGCAACCATCTACATTCAAAAAGCCGTTTGAATTCTTCTGGGGTATCATCTCGCATGATTGGCTTTAGGTCATGAAGGTTGTAGCCCTTAGCCCAATCTATACCGATCCACACCAGAGAATTACTGGATGGTGGGATGATGACAGCGCGGAGGGATAAAATTTCTTTCGCCATCTCTTCGATAACCCTGTTATCACACGTCTTCATTAATGCCATCCGTAGATCAAGATTCCAGAATCCTGCATTACGGATATCTGCTTGTGCCAGAGCTTGAATTTCTTCCAATTGTTCGTTAGTTAACATCGTTAAATCTCCATCTGATTACTAAACCCCGGCCACTCATCAGCCGCCGGGTATGAAATAAGCTCGCCGTCCACCTTCATCTTTGCCCCACGCGCCAGCGCTTCCAGCTCCCAGCGCTGAACGCTGATACCGCGCTGCATCAAATCACGCTGAATACGGGGTATCCGCTCCCGTTCTTCGCCCGTCAATCTGGCTGACGGTGACGGATCGCGGAGGGTATTGGGGTTAAAGTCGCGTTGTTTATGGTTTTTCCTGACGGATTGCTCACGCAGACGCATTCCTAGCGCCCTCACAGCCGCGTTGTCACTCCAATCAATCGGTGGGTTATCGGTTTCTAATGTCGTTGCTATGCCGCTGTTTTCGGCCTGCTTTTTGACATTAGCGCCCGACCGTTGAGAACCCAACCCACAGTTATTGACAGGACTCCGAGGCGCGCCGAGGGCGCTTTTTAAAGTCAACGGCTCAAGGTCAACGGCTTTAGAAACGATGCGCCATTCTGTTGTACGGGTTTCAAATACATGACCCGCGCCCAAATGCGGGGCAAAAATCCCGACAACCTTTTGCACCTCTTCGTCATACTCGTTGAGCTTGTCCGATACTCGACGCGCAACACGCACCGTTTGCAGTTCGCGGGAAACATTCGCGCCGCCCTGTGCGGCCATGTACGCGTCAAATTTTCCGGCGTCAGCAGCACAGCGAACCGCCTCGACCTGTTCGTCGAACTGGTCAGTAAGATTGACGCTACGTAACGTGCCGCTTCGGCACTCGCGATACGCGCCCATTGTGGGAATACCGATGGCTTTAAATTGCGGGATACGCCACGTTGACGCCCACGCTGTAACGGCTGCGGCCATATCACGCAACGGCTTTCCGGTTTCGTCGTCCAATTGGCCGTCCAGCGCGTAGCCATCAATGTTTTTACTGATATATTTCGCGATATAGCCAGCCGCACCGCCCTTATTGAGGTGTTTACATTCAAAACGGTACTTAGCCGCGCCGCGCTCGTCGCCGTCTTCTTTCAGGGCATAGCGGCGCATAATGTCGATGACTGACTGGCGATGTGCACGCTTGCAAAAAAGCATCCCGTGCCAGTGTGGTGTCCCGTCGTGGTGCGGCTCGACAACGCGCATCCCGTAAACTTTCAGGTCTGCGTCTTTAAATGCGGTGCGCATCTTGCCCCATATCCTGACCAGATAGCGCTGGCCGTCTTTCGGCGTAAACGCTTCATTGTCCCAGCTCCGGTTAAACTGGACTTTCTCGTTGTCGCCCTTGCCGATCACGCGGGTCGGGTGATATTTCGACGGGGTAGTGATTGTGATGAACATCCCGACGTCTCGCTGTTCGCTGGCGTAACGCTCAATCCCAGCGATAGTGCTCATCAGTTCCATACGGCGGATTTCAGGGTTGGATATACTCGCCATTACCTTGTCGATCAGGTCGATACGTTCGCCTGTTGCGACGTTCTCCAGCTCACAGTTTTTCAGGTAATCCATATTGGCGAGGCGACGCGACTGTACATCGCGGATCGCCATCTTGCTGGCATACGGGGACGCCTTTTTACTGACCTGACCGACTGCAATATTCAACGCCTCACGCCAGCGGGTGCGTTGGGCTTTAAGCTGTCGAGTCCACCATTCCTCATTAATCAGGCGGGAAATGCTGGCTATCGCTTTGCGTATATTCAGCGTTCCTTTGCGGTAGTTCTTCCAGAAAAGCGGAGTGATATTGAACGCACGCGCCATGCTGGCGACATGGCCGAAAAGCTCGGTCTGTGCCGCGTCGGTAAAGAGTGCGTCCGGCTGGCCGCCGAGCTGCGCTTTCATGGCATCGCTCATTTCCTCATACGCAGAAAATATCTGGCCGGAAATACGCGCAGCCAGACGCCCCAGCGCCTTGTCATTCATGCCGGGTAGCGTTTGATAAGCGTCAGATTCAGACAGGAAACGCTCGGAGGCGTGGCGGTTCATGGCATGGCGGGCATTGATCGCCTCAATACGCGGCCACATGCGCTGCATAAAACTGTTAACCAGAAAACGATGGGCGCTGAGCTGGCCTTTATTCTTTTGCAGGTAAACGTAGCGACTCAGGCAGATTTCGCGCAAGAAGTGCGGTTGTTGGTTAATTTTCGCTAAAACGGCTTGCCCCTGAGTCCATTCCTCACGGGTAAGCTGCCTTTCTTCCGGCACGATGGCCGGGCGGGGGGCGTTCCACGGATACGCACCCACGAACGCATCGCGGGTGCTGCCAGGGAACGGTGGCGGAGGTGTGGGAGCGGTGCGCCCCCGGTGGGTGACGGTCACTCTACCAACTCACTAAATGTCTCTATGAACGTTTTGGCCGCTTCAGCATTGATAGCGTTTCCGTAGGCGCGCAATCGTCCCACGCGGTTGGTAACCCCATCAGCCAACGGGAATGAGCCGGGCTCAACTGGCCGCCATTTCCCATCGCGGCACAGGAGCCAGTCAGCATCTCTCCAGATGCCGTTAACCGCGCTGGCGACGGATTGATTGCGAGAAAACCCATGTCCTCTAGCCGCCCCCTGTTTTTCTCCGCTCTGTCGTTGCTGCCCGTCGTGTGCCCTGAGTGGCACGACCTCGGCGTCGCCCAATGACATAGAATTGCCGCATTCGGAACAGTGTCCGCAGGGTTCCCCTTTCGTTGTTGCCGCCCCGCACCTGAAACCCCTTTGTAATCTCTGGACGCTGGAGTTGGCCACCCAGAAATTACGGTCTCTGAGGTGCGGAGCACCGACCCCCGCAGACGGGAACGGGGTACTTGCGAAAGCGTAACCCAAGGCTTCCAAGTCAGCTTGAACAAGGTCGATCCAAGCATCGATAGCTTTACTTGCAACCTGCTCTCCAAAGACAATTGGAGGCTTGCACTGTTCGATGAGGTGGAAGAAAGCGGGCCATAAGTGCCGCTCGTCAGCAAATCCATCCCCTTTGCCTGCCGCGCTGAAAGGTTGGCACGGACATGAACCTGTCCAGACGGGCTTATCGTCAGGCCAGCCAGCGCGTCGCAAGGCGTATGACCAGACGCCGATTCCGGCGAAAAAGTGACACTGTGTGTAGTTTCGTAATTCATCTGGAGCTACATCCTCAATTGAACGTTCATCAACATCACCCGGAGCGATATGGCCGCCGGCAATAAGATTGCGCAGCCATTGGGCTGCAAATGGATCGATTTCGTTGTAGTAGGCGCTGATCATAAATCTTTCACCTTATCGTTATTGAGCTGGTCAAAGGCTGACTGGCACAGCACGGCAAAGCGTTTGCTTTCGGCCAGCAATTTTTTTGCGTCGGTGACATTGCCGCGCCAAATTTCGGTGGCGATAGCACGATGCACAAAATCGTTAATGAGGCTGACGGGATTCTGATAAACAGCCAGCGTGGATAAATAAGGCTGGTCGCCGTCTTCTTTCCCGCATTTAATTTCGCCCAGCGCAAAGTCATAGCCAACTTTAGCTATTGCATAATTGCCGTTGATATCGACGCGGTTATAAGCTGGATTCTCCATTACATCACCGCCTGAATATCTAAGCGTGAATGATAAAAAGTGTCAGCTTCCTGACGTAATAATTCGATAATTTCCAAATTACTTAGTTCATGAATAGAAACGTGAGTGGCTAAATCATTTAAACGGCAAGAAAACGAAACGTGCGCATCCGCTTTCGCCTCGTTACGTGCCTGAGAAAGCATTAACTGAACGCCTTCGCTTTCAGCCTTGCGGCGTATTTCCTGACCTATGGTTTTATACATGTGCATATAATCCTCAGATAAAGGGATTCCCGACGCGGTTAAGCGCCTAATTAATTTCAGGTGGTTATTTAATTCAGATATTCTTCTGGTTTAATTGCCGTCAGAATGTCAGGGGCAGCTTCAAATAAACTAAATAGCTCATTTAAGGCGCGTAATATTGGTTTACGCCATTGGCATGATTCATCTTCAATACGCCAATAAGGTTGATTAAATTCTTTTTCAGTTAACCCCGCGTGCATAAATAAGGTTTTTCTCTCGCCGACATTTAACCAGCTCAGAAACGTTGACGTATTCACACCACGGATGCGACCTTTTGAGAAAGCCCGGCGCAGTTCATCAATCGCGCAAACAATCCGCTCACGCTCTGCGGTTGGCATTTCCTCAAGACGGTAAACAGTCTGGCGATTTTTCATCTGCGCATGAAAGCAGATGGTCAAGCGGTCGCGCTCATGCAGGCTGTTGTAATACGCGCAGGTTTCACGCCAGCGGCTATCAGCAAAGTGTTTGCCGATCACGTTGCGCAGCCCGGCGGGTAAGTTCTGCATACTGCTGACAGTAAAGGCTGTCATGCTTTCCCCCGTATCACTGACTTGATAGAACGGATAGCCCGTTGGGTGCGACTCACCGGACGGGTACGAATGATGATCCCCTGACGGCCTTTGCCTTTGGTGATCGTAAAATCGGGCTTTGTCTCCGTCTGGTGCCACCAGAGGAACGGCGCGATTGAAACTGGTGCTTGCATGTTTTCCTCCTTCCTATTGGTAACCGCCCACGGATAGACGGTTGCGAATAGGTGCCGGGTATTTAACAAAGGCCACATATGGCTATATGATTAACCGCTAATGTTTTTTGACTTTCTCGATGGACTGACCCCATGCTTAATGACGCTGAATACGAAAAAATCCAATTCCTTGAAAACCAAATAGATACACTGCAAGATAAAATTAACCTCCAAAACATTGTTATCACTGGGCTACTTTCTCAGGTCTTGAACCTTGCTCAGGGTGACTACACTCAACTCACCGAGACTATTCGCAAAGAACTTAACCAATATCCTCCTCAAAGCGATCAGCGTGAAACCTACCTTCATACAATCCAAAGCCTGATTGACAGATTTACACGCTGATTAATCTCTAGCGGCAGACCGTAGTTAAAGAGCTAAATGACTCTCGCCCTTGTGTAACGATTTCCCTGACGTTTTTAGCCCGGAATGTTCTGCCGCTCTTTGTAGTCAAAAAATGACTACCGTCATCTGCAATAGATGGATAAAAAAACGCGACATCATCACCATCTATGCAAACTTCCTTCCCCACACTCTCAAAAATAAAGCGTGTGCCTGAATACATGCTGTTACCCAATATTCAACGACGCACTAATATCACTAGGGATATTTTCGTGCTGCCATGCTGTTAAAAACGATGGGTGCTGACTCATCCCACCCAGAAACCATTGCTGTGTATGATGTTTGATAAAGTGATACAGCGGTTCATTGAGGTAATAAACCGCATCGGAGATGCCGTGCAGTGTGGATAACACAGAGACGGCGTCATACCCGGCGTCGCTTTTTAGGTCAGCCACTGACTGAGATAAAAAACTCTCCGCCGCATCATCGGCAGCTTGCAGCCATATTTCGGGGTTATGTTTCATCTCAACCTCACCCAATATTCAACGACGCACTAATACCGCTCAGTGCATCTACGGTTGACGCTAACGCGGGGTTAGCCTGAATACGCGTCTGCAACGTTAAGCCGACAAGCGACAAATAACGCACGCCCGCATTGATACTCTCGATCACGTTGTGCCGACGCGTTGGCGTCATGCGCTCATCCGATATGCTTTCAGCAGCAACCGCGCCCACTGCGGCGGTGGCCTGCAATACATACGTGGTTAGCCGTTCCGCCTTTGCCTCATTCACTGGCACGGCTGGCAGGCAATTAAGCTGCGCCAAAAGCCCATCGATCAGCGTGGAGTCTTCGGTTGCATCGGTGATGGTCATCAGCTCGTCACAGGTCAGTCTGTGCGGCTGTTCTGGATTCAGTTTGTTACGCAACATTTGCGCATTCATGCCGATACGCTCGGCCACATCAGCCAGATTTTGCTTGTTGGAAAATGCCCGGCAAGCGTTGTTGAAGTGCGGTTGTTTAGCCATTTGGTAATCAAACATAGTCATCATTCCTGCTAACTTAAATAATTAAGTTGAACTTACGCGGCAACGTAACGGCAATTGATACCTTGCTGTAGCAGCCGGGCACGGAAAGCAATCATGTTAATGCGGGCGGCACTTCCTTCTTTTTTACGAGGCATGATAAGGAGATCGCCATCGGCAACCATCTGTTTAACGGTTCGTAGGCTGTATCCATAGGCGTCGGCAAACTCGTCATAGGTCATGACGTCCTTGCCGGAAGGGATTGCAATTTGTGGTGTCATAAATCATTATCTCTAGTTGGCTGTTGTTTTAGTGCATTGGCGTGCATTTTTCTAACGAAAGTGAATCTAAAACAGCGAAAAGAATTTATCAAGCTATTTTGGATTGTCTTTCTGAATTGAGGGTTTCTTATGTGGTTCGATGGGGATAACTATGATGCTGTTTATGAGCGTCTTCTCATTGCCTATAACGTTGATAGTCAAAAAGAATTAGCCAAAGTTATGGGAATAAATGCATCCAATGTAAGCGGTTGGATGAGACGAAAAAATATCCCCGGCAATGCCATTGTTACATGCGCCCTCGATACTGGTATCAGCGTAAAGTGGCTGGCTACTGGAGAACTTGAAAATTCAAGTTTAAAAGGCGGCTCAAATAAATTACAGGGACTTGTAGGAAAAAGCCTTTATGACATGGTGCTCTCGGCAGGGGGTAAGCCGATTCTCCGCCGCATGTTGGATGCCTACGGCTTTGAAATGCAAAAAGAGTTAGGTGACCGTTTCAACCTGTCATCCGGCACGATCAGTTCATGGGTTCGCCGTGATTTTTTCCCCGGTGATATTGTCGTGACTTGCGCTCTGGAAACCGGGGTTTCTCTCCGGTGGCTGGTAACAGGGCAGGGGGATATGAAAGGCGAAGCGGCGTTCTCGCTACCCGCTAATGAAAATGTAACGGATATCCCGAAATATCAGCTCTTATCCGGCGAATTAAAATCCGTTGGATCATGGGCGTGTGATAAAGCCCTCATCCCTGCTTCTGTGTCCTCTCCTGCGTTTGTAGATGGCACTAAACATTCCTGGGTAATCGATCGAGACGCAAAAATTCTCAGCAACGGGCGCTGGTTCGTTGATTTAGATGGTGCTATTGATGTTTGCGATATCGCTCGATTGCCGGGTAACAAGATCAAAGTAAGCAGCAGCTCGGCGCAGTTTGATTGTGATGTCAGTGACGTTAAGCCTGTTGGCTTAGTTTTCTTAACGTTGGAAAAACATATTTAAATAGCAGGCATTAACGTTATGGCTGTAACTAAACTCCCCTCTGGAGAATGGCGCGCTGATTTTCGTATTAACGGGCGCGACAGTAAGCGCGTCCGTAAAACATTCCCCACCAAAGGCGAAGCGGTTTCGTTTGAGCAATACACTCTGAATGAAGCCAGTGAAAAGCCGTGGTTAGGAGAGAAAGAAGATCGCCGTCGTCTCAGTGAAGTTATCGATCTCTGGTATCACTTACACGGCCAATCCCTTTCTGCTATCAGTTCCCGCATGGGAAAGCTGAAAATAGTCTGTGATGGGTTGGGTGACCCAATAGCGTCTCGTTTTACCGCTAAAGATTTTGCGCACTACCGTGATAAGCGGTTACGGGGCGAAATCAGTAACGGATACCATGACAGCCCTGAGCGTTGGGCTGTGAAACCGATAACGGTCAACCGAGAACTACAATACCTGACTGCTGTTTTTAGTGAGCTAAAAAGGCTAGGGGAGTGGACGCTGCCGAACCCGCTAGATGGTGTCCGCATATTCAAAGAAGAAGACAAGGAAATGGCGTGGTTAACTCACCCCCAGATAAATGAATTATTGCGGGCGTGTGAATCATACGGCAATGAGGATCTAACATGGATTGTGAAAGTCTGCCTGTCTACAGGCGCTCGTTGGAGTGAGGCGGAAAATCTTACCCGTTCACAGTTATCACCCTGCAAAGTGACCTTCTTCAAAACCAAGGGAAAGAAGAACAGAACGGTGCCGATCTCGCAGTGGTTGCATGATGAACTAGCGTCAAGACAGAGACGCATGTTTAAACCGTGCTATCAGAACTTTAAGAAAGTGCTGGCAATGACCAGCATCACATTACCTGATGGACAAAAAACCCATGTATTGCGGCATACATTTGCATCACACTTCATGATGAACGGGGGAAATATTTTGGTGTTACAGCGCATCTTAGGCCATGCAAATATCCGTGAAACGATGAAGTATGCGCACTTTGCGCCGGATCATTTAGAAGAGGCGGTCAGCTTGAACCCACTAGCTAGTCATAGTGTCCACAAATAG